CCCACATTAATCCGTAAGTCTGGAAGAGATCCTGAAGATGTGTATCAGGAACTTGCTGACATTGGAATTAAAGATGTCAGTATGGAAGTTGTAGGTAATGCACAAACCATGTTGGAAGAAGGTCTCCGTTTATCTGAAAAGTTTGGTTCAATTGCTACAATTAAACTTCCATGTGATCGTGATGGTCTTCGTGTTTGCCATGAACTAAGTAAAGAAAAGATTCGCACTAATGTAACTCTTATCTTCTCTACTTCTCAAGCAATCCTTGCCGCAAAGGCAGGTGCAAGTTACGTTTCTCCATTTGTTGGACGCCTCAATGACAACTCTTTCAGTGGTGTTGAACTGGTTCGTGCAATCTCTGGCACATACAGTGTTCATGGAGTCCGTACAGAGGTCTTAGCGGCGTCTCTGAGAGATTGTCACCATGTCTCTAGGTGCATTCTATATGGCGCTAATATCGTAACGATTCCTCCAGCAGTATTCTTAAAGATGTATGATCACGTTTTGACCCGTGAAGGACTTGCTATTTTTGAACGTGACTGGGCACTTGTCAATTCCCAATCTAATGATGTATGATTAGAAAAGTTCGGGAATTTCTTCAAAGAGATAGTGATATCACGTATAAGATTGAACTTGATTATATCAAAATAACAATCGTTGAACTTATACATATTATGAAGTTAAATTTAAAAAATGCTATTGTATCCAACAGAAAAGGACTACTTATTTCATTTAGTGACAACTTCTCCACAAGAGGCAAAAAATCTCTGGAGAAAATCAATAAAAACGAAATGGGGTGAATGTGCTTACTGCGGATCAAAAGAAAATTTAACAATCGACCATATAGTTCCCCGATCAAAAGGTGGAAATAACCATATAACTAATGTTCTATGTGCTTGTGAAAAATGTAATAAATCAAAAGCACATTATGAATGGGAAGATTGGTATTTTCAACAGGAATTTTTTGAATATACTCGTCATAAGAAAATTAACTCTTGGATGACTCAATTATCTGAGAGTGAGCTCAAACCCTATAAACCTCGAAAAAATTTAAAGTACTAACCATGAGTAACAGACCATCATTTAGAGTTTATCATAAACCAGATTGTGCAGAGACAACTCAGTTTCTAGATCTTTTGGGACAGTGGAATCTAGAATATGAAACTATTGTTATTGGTACAGATATTAGTGAAAGTCAACTTGAAGTCCTAGTTGGAGAAGATGCTGTTAAAGGCTGTCCAAGAGTTCTTATGTGCAATAATCATAATGAGGATAGATTACGCCTTGCTTCAGGTAAGGAATGGACGAATATGGGTAGTGTAGAAGACACTACTAGATTTCTAAAGTACGCTAACAATGTTGATAGTTTTAATTGAGGAACTTTTATGTCTACATTTATTGTTTATTCTAGATCAGGATGCCCCTACTGCACAAAGATTGTTAATGTCTTGCAGTTATCTGAAATGAAATATGTTGAATATAAACTGGGAAGAGATTTTGACCGAACTGAATTTTATTCTAAATTTGGAACGGGTTCTACTTTTCCCAGAGTAGTTAAAGATGATAAATTAATAGGCGGTTGTACTGAGACCGTAAAATATCTACGGGAAAATAAGTTAGTTTAATGGAAGAAATCAATCTCCACGAAATATATACTGATGTTGAAAAAGCAATAGATTATGCTTTTGAAAACAAATTTATATTGAAGTTCTATGATTATTTAAAAATCAAAAAAATTAAAAAATATGAAGTGGAGAAATTTATTGATAGTTCTGTTGCACATGAATTAGAGTCTGTTGTAAATGAACTAGAGCAATATCTTGAGGGTGGAAATGATAATAATCATAAACAACTTCGTGAAGGATATGGACATATCCCAAAACCTCAAGCAAGGAAAATTAAAAATTATTTGTACGCAATACTAGAGGACGCATGGAAATATAACCATGATAAACGAAAAGGAAGACGAAAAAAAATCTCTAAATAACAGTGAACTCAAACTGGATCGAGGGTTTGAGTTAATGTTAAGAAAACAAAATAGTAAAAGGAGAGAAAAACCTTTACCAAAGACATTTCAAATTACTTTTGGTAAAATGATATCTCTCCTGTCTAGAGAGGTACATCTGAATTTTGATTTTTATATTGATATAAAAAAGAAGTAACTCTCAAGGAGAAAGACGATGGAAACACCAGTAATTTTAACGTTCAGTGTTTTATTTACGTTCATGTTTTTTGTATTAGGAGGTATTATTGGATGGATAGTAAAACAATCCCAGTACGAAAACTTGTATGGAATACCAAATCTTCATCCTGAAATGTTTGATGTAAATGGCAATTTAATTCCCGATGAAATTTTATCAGTGAGGTTTGAAAACGATTATGGCTACGAAGACGAAAACGACGACTAAATTACAAGCAAATCCATTTCAAAATGAGATTCTTGAGTTAGTATCTAAGCAAAGATCTAATGCTAAAAAAGTAGAAGTACTCAAAGAGTATCGAAATGATGCATTAGTTTCTTTGCTTATTTGGAACTTTGACGAAAGTGTTTATTCTGCACTTCCAGAAGGTTCAGTTCCTTATGCTGATAATGATGAGCAAACTTCTATAGGTGGAAATCTTACTGATCTTGTTGATAGTAAAGTTAAATCTAGAAATTTGAAGAATGGTGATTATGCTGGTACTGATGAAGTTATGAATAAACAGCATACTTCACTTAGAAATGAAGCTAATAGATTTTATATCTTTATTAAAGGTGGGTCTACTATGCTTTCTCAAGTAAGAAAGGAAACTATATTCATTGAAATGCTTAAAGGTTTACTTCCAGAAGAAGCAGAATTGATGTGTTTAGTAAAAGATAAAAAACTCTCCGATAAATATAGAATAACTCATCAGAATGTTAAAGACGCATATCCCGACATTACTTGGGGGAATCGTTCATGACAGAACAAACTAATACAGAAGGTTTGCCCATGCCATGGTCAGAAGAAGAAAAATTAAATTTTCCTCCACAATATGGATGCCAAATTTTACTGAGTGATACTACAGATGCTAAGGTTAATGATCCAACATTTCCTACTGATGCATATCTAGTTTATTATGAGGAAAATGAAAAACCACATATGGATCTTTGTAGAACTCGTAAACTGGTAAGTTTATTTGATATGTATTATGATAAATTTGGTCCAAATTCTATAAAGAAAATTGAATTTGGATATGGTAGAAAGAGACCTAATCTTTGGGGACTAAAACCAAAAGAAACTAAGAAAAAATGACATCCTTATTGGGGCAACATTTTCTTTTAAATATATACGGATGCTCATCATTGCAACTAAATGATGAGTTTTTTCTTTGCGATCTTATTGAAAATGCTGCTGAATCTTCTGGTGCAACAGTGATTAAAACTATATCATATCACTTTTTACCTCAAGGTGTAACAGCAGTTAGCTTACTTTCAGAGAGTCATATAAGCATACACACCTGGCCTGAAAGAGGTGAGGCAGCGATTGACATTTTTACATGTGGTGATTGTATTCCAAAGGTTGGTTGTGATATTATATTGGAGCAATTGAAACCTACGTATCATAATTTAAAAATAATAGACCGCTAAACCAAAAATCAGCTTTTGTTTTCAAAAAAG